CAGTGCCATTTCCTGCGCACTCTCGCTCAATGGGGCGGGATAGCGACATCTCGACAATTGGGCATCTTTGTCGACCGGGAGCAGGACCGCGCCCGCCAGAAGTGCAGGCGCCAAGGTCTCGTCACGTTCGAAGGGGGCTTTTGGCGGGTGACCGAAAAAGGTCGTGAGGCCGGTCATGCGTTTAGGTAAGGTTCTTGCAGATTATCGGGACGCCAATCGAATGGGTGTGCGCGAGCTTGCCAAGCAGATGTTCGTTTCGGCCGCCACACTCTCCCGGATTGAGAATGACAAGCCGTGTGACGGCGAGACGTTGACGAAGATTATGATTTGGCTCTTCACCAACGAGGCAAGCAGCGACGCTCGGCGCTCGTTCCCCCTCGTCAAAACGAAACCGACGATCTGAGGAGAATTCGGTTTTGAGATTGACAAGCTCCGATGTTGACGCCCCTCCCGCAGACGCCCATGCTGGATTGTCGCTATTGTCTCGGACGGTTCATCACCCCCGAGATCGGCGACGCCTCGAAACTTGCCCGGGTGAGGTCGCGCCCTCCGCCCGGGTCTTTTTTGAGACATGACCACTAATATGACGCCGCGCGAATGGCATGTCCGATATGTAAAGCATCATCGCGTCATAGATTATCTGTGGCTCGGATGGATGGTGGTCGCTGATCTTGGCTCAACACATGGATGGCGTCGTGGGCGCGCATGGCAGAGAAGCCTTCCAACTTGACCGGCATCGAGGCGGACGACGTGAGTTTCATTCTGCCGCCGTTCGAAACAATCCGACACCGCGCCAAGGATAGCCGTATCGACCGGGAACTGGCTGATCTGTTCGGCGCGCCGGCATAAATGCGACGACGCTTCATGAGGTCAAGCGGCAGACCAGCGAGGCCCGCGCGGAAGCCGCCGCGGCCGTCGTGAGAGCCGAGAAGGGCCAGCCGTGGATTATTTGGACAGACACGGATTATGAAGCTGATGCGGTTCGCAAAGTGCTTCCTGATGCGATTGAGGTCCGCGGCTCGCAATCGATCGAAGAAAAGGAAGAAAAGCTAAACGCCTTCGCACTTGGAAAGGTCGATATCCTCATCGGAAAGCCCAGCATGATCGGCTTCGGATCTGACTGGTCGCACTGCGCCCGCATGGCGTTCCTGGGGCGCAGCTACAGCTACGAGACATGGTATCAGGCCGTGCGGCGATGCTGGCGGTTCGGACAAAAGCGCAAGGTCGTGGTGCATTTGATCGTGGCCGAGGGAGAGACGGAGATCGGCCGCGTAATCGATCGGAAAGCTGGCGACCATGCCCGCATGAAAGACGCCATGCGTCACGCGATGTTGCGCGCGACTGGACGCTCGGCAATTGTCAAGGAAGTCTACAATCCAACTCAAAAAGCGAAGGTGCCCGAATGGCTACGGTGACATTCCCATGTGAACAATGCGGGAAGGTAGTTTCAGTATACCGCAGCCCGTCTAACATGAAGAAATATCCTCCTAAGTTTTGTAGCTTGAAGTGTACTGGCGCGGCTCAGCGTGGTGCAGGAAATCCCGCATATAATGGAGGTCGATACATTGATCCTAATGGCTATGTGCATGTGTTTTCTCCTAACTATCCTAATTGTGATTGCAGAGGATATATTTATGAGCATAGAGTGGTGGCTGAACAAAAATTAGGTAGAAGTTTACTCGATGGAGAAGTTGTCCATCACATCAACGAGATTAAGATAGACAATCGTCCCGAGAACATTGTGGTCTGTGCTTCTCAGGCCGAACACATGAACACTTATCATCGCAGGGGGCAAAGATGGTGCAAAAGATAAAATGTCTTGGTGCCGAACATGGAGATAAGTGGAGCGCGATTTGGGGAGATTGCGTTGATGTATTGTCTCAAATTCCATCAGAAAGTGTGGGATTTTCTTGCTATAGCCCCCCGTTCGGATCGCTGTTCGTCTATTCCGAGTCTGCCGCTGACATGGGAAACAGCACAGACGAGGAATTTGCGCAGCATTATGCCTACCTCGTGCGAGAGAAGTTCAGGGTGACTATGCCGGGGCGACTGACAGCCGTGCATTGCTCCGATCTGCCGATGACGAAATGGAGGGATGGGGCAGTCGGCATCAAGGATTTCTCCGGGCAGATCATCCGCATACACGAGGATGCCGGCTGGATTTTGCACGGGCGACGGACCATCTGGAAGTGCCCCGTTGTCGAGATGACGCGCACGAAGCACGTCGGCCTGCTCTACAAGCAATTGCAGAAGGATAGCAGCAAGTCCCGCGGAGGGATGCCGGACTATCTTCTGACATTCATCAAGCCCGGCGAGAATGCTGAGTTGATCGCGCACACGCCGCAGGATTTTCCGCTCGATCAATGGCAGGAATGGGCGTCCCCTGTGTGGATGTCGGTTGACCAATCCAATGTGCTCAACGTCAAGGCTGCCAAGACGGCTGGCGACGAGCGCCATCTGTGCCCGCTGCAATTAGATGTGATCGACAGGGCCGTCATCATGTGGTCGAACCCCGGCAATGTGGTGCTCTCGCCGTTCATGGGGATAGGCTCGGAAGGAGTTCGATCTCTGGCGCTCGGCCGCAAGTTCTTTGGTGTCGAGTTGAAAGAGGCATACTGGAAGCAGGCTTGCCGCTACATGCGCGCCGAGGAAGATCAAGGCGGCCTATTCTCAATCCCTAGTGTGGCGGCCGAGTGACCGCGCTGTCACTACCCTTTTTCGAGACATAACAGCTAATGTGTGATACCCAACATACGGCCGTCCCCGGCCTATCCTCCCCCGGCCCCGGACGGTACTCAGCGACTTGGCCCGGGCCTGCCTTCTCCGAGACGGCCCGGGTCCTTTGCCAGGATACCAAAGTCCTGACAAAGTTCCAATATCGGAGGGAAAGGCGGATGCATGATGATAGGCCCTCAGCATTACGGGCTGCTCGGTCAGTTGAGCCCAGCGGAAATGGCCGTTGCGTTTGAAATTGGCGTGTTGTGCGTCACGTCTAAGGTGGCCGCCAGGCATCTAGGTTTGTCATATCGCACAGTCGATACGCAGCGTGAGAATATTTACCGTAAGCTGAAAATCACGCATGGCGCGCCAGAGTTGGCTAGGCGGATGGCTCTGGCAGAGGTTGCCTCGCCATGAACGCAGCGTGAGAAGATAACTGGTATTGGGACACCCACGAAAGTGGATAAGTAAAACCAGTAAACATAAGGACTTAACTATGTCCCTACAGGATCAACCAAAGCCAAAAAGAGCCGGTTTTCGTGGGACGCCTAATATTCATGGCCGCCCCAAAGGCGCAAAGAATAAGACTACTCTCCCCGCAAAAGAAGCACTAGAAGCAGCCTTCGAAGGAATGGGCGGAGTGCCACGATTACTTGCATGGGGCAACGCTAATCCTGGCGAATTCTATAGACTGTGGTCGAAACTCATCCCAACAAACGTCAAGGCCGAAATCAACGGCGGCATCACGCTGACCCCGGTCATCAACCTCTCAGGCCGACCCGAGCCTGCGAGGCTCGAAACAACCGCCCAAAAGGTGATCGAGGCTGTAGTTGAGGCCGTAGTTGCTGACAAAGCCGAGAACGATGGCGACTGATGCCTCTCACGTCATATGCCATGACGGGGGGCAAGACGGAAAGACCAACAATTTCAGATGCTTAGCTCGATAGCCGCTTACTTGTGTCAGCGCCATGTAAGCGTGCGGAAATTGGACAGTCACGGTCGGCGGCCCATTACGCTCGATGCGGGTAATCGGATGTTCGGCGGCGGCCTGTTCGCAGAGTGCGCGCGCCTGTTCTTTCGTCAATGGTGGGGCTTTGCCGGTTCGCACGAGGCGGTGCAGGCGAGACTTCTTTGCCGCCAGCTTGTGGTTGAGCATGGGAAAGCGGTGGCTGGTTTCGATCAGCCTTTGCTTGGGTCCGCTGCCGGTGAGAATCTTCATGGTCCGTGGTTGTCTCTCATGGGTCGTTTTCTCGTGTGACATAGGATGAACCGTAGGCACAAGTACTTTGTTATGTGGTTGATATTGGCTGATGATTTCCCAGATTATGGAACATGTGCCTGCCTGCCTACGCTTCATCCTACGCGAATCGTGTGCGGTTTTGTGCGGATCATTCCGGTTCTTTCCGGTTGCGCGTCATGCTGGGATTGCTAGCCCATTGTTGACATCGTGCGCTCGTAGCTAAAGGATTGGCATCAAATGACCATCGACCCTGATGTGCTGGCAGCGCTCGAGCGCGCAGAATATGAGTTGCGCGACTGTTCCGGGTCCGTGTCGGATTCAGCGTCGCGTACCGCGATGTTGCAGGCGGCGGACTTCGTCAGTGCGACGATTCGCAAATACACGGCCGCTTCGTGGAGAAAGTTGTTGGCTGATCAGGCCAATCGGATCGCGGAGCTAGAGGCCGAGGTTAGGGCACAGTCTGCTGTGATTGACAACCTTGAGGCAGAGTTACGGCGGGTGCGACCTTCGCCTGTGACACATGTCACACCAGAGCCGATGCGGCTTCGTAACGGTAAGGTAACGCGGCGGGAGGCCAAATGACCATCAACCGCCTGATGCGCCGCGGCGAGGTCTCGGCCCGCCACGCCCTGCCCCTCAAGACGAGGGAGGATTCACACTATTCCGCCACGCGCGGCGTGACAGATCGGCATTGCGGGCCTACAAGCAATTGGCCGCATAACGATTGCCGGCATTTCGTCGGACCGAATGCGTGCACCGAGGTTGGTGGCGTGATAGCCCGACGAGGGCTATGCGACTGGTGGAAGTCAACAAAGGGAGATTAATCAATGAAGGGTCTTGTTGCAGGAATAATGCTGCTGGCGCCCTGCCGTGCTGCAGATCGACTTGCCGTTCCAGCCCGTACCTGTTCCAGTGGTCGGCGCCGGCTTGCCGGGGCTGGTCGCCGGATGCCTCGGGCTCGTGGTGCTGGCTCGTCGCAGGCGAGGTCGTAATGCGGAAACAAATATCAAAGCGTAAGTGGAAGGCTCGGTGTCGCATCGGGAGAGAAATACCTCTCACCGAGATTGTTAACCACAGGTTGAATACGTGGTTTGACTTCGACTATGCACCGCATGGCGAGTACACGTATTTTTTCGTAGCGAGAGGCAAACAATTCTGAGTCGATGGCTCGGAGGCGTCGAAGGGTGCTGCAATGACCGAGTGGACGAGTCGCACGCCGCCGTCGTCTGGCATGTTACCACGATGGACTGACGACGGCCGCTTGCTGGTGCTCGACAACCGCGGCTTTTGGATTACGGTGAACATCAACAAGAGCGTGCCAAGCTGGCATCAACCGGGAGCATCAAATGTCTGAGTCGATGGAAAGCATGTACCGCCGCGGGGTGATCAGCCGCAAGCAGATGGGCCGCATGGCCAAGCCGGCGATCCTAAACAAGACGACGTCCCAGGCCTCGAAGATGGCGTCCTTTGATGGCAAGGGCCGCAAGGACGAGGGCGGCGTCCGCGACCGCGGCGAGGTTCCGACGACGGAGATCAATCACCCGACGAACCAGAAACGCGGCAAGGTCGGAGCCGTCAGCAAGGGCGGCGGCGTTGGCAAGAGCGGTCAGCGTGGCGCCGGCGCCATCAACGAAGAGCAGACGCCCAAGTTCCCCGCGGGCGGCACCGTAAAAAAAAACGCTAAGCCGGTAGGGCGACGAGGGCTCGGCGGCGCGTCGGCTGGTCTTCGATCCAGCGGGCCGAAGTACGGTGGTCCGTCCTCGCGCGCTAATGGATAGGCCATGCAAAAGCAGATCGAGGCTGAGACGCCACGATTGGATGGGCTTATCCAATTGGATGATGCGGGAACGCTTTTCTACGTGGCGATGCGTAGGTGGGTGGGTGAAAAAGTCATTGACGCTGCTAGGAAGGTATACGCCCCTCACTACACCACAGGTTGGGCCGACTGGTATGAACACGGAGGCGAGTTGCCATAATGGGTGGCATAATCACCCTTGTCATTACGATGGTGGTCGGCGGCCACGATGTCGAGCGTCATCAGCCCATGTCGTCAATGGAACAATGCTGGATCGAAGCACGAAAGACTATGGCTGAGATGCAATTCAGCCACGACAATGCAAAGATCACGAAGATCGGCATCGGTTGCGTGGTTGATGGAGGCGATCCGGCCTAGAAGCAAGGTGTTATAATGGCCTGGGCCATCTCAATCGCGCTTGCGCTGATCGGGGTCGGCCTGCTGCTATGGCATGCGCGTCGAGAAAAGTACGATCCTTATAGGATAAGGCGACATCGCAAGTGACTGGCAATGACGGCCACGGTGTTATGGCTGATGATTGTCGTTTGCATGGTGATCGTGTAAAGTGTCCCAGTCGCAGATAGCGGCACGCGCGACGAGAAAAGTATTAAGGAGCAATATCATGGCAAACGATCCGACGTATGCGGGTACGAAGAACGAGCCGGTTCTACCGATGGGCGGCCCGCCGCCCGCGAGGCCGGACGCGCCCGTCGAGCCGGAATTGAGCCCGCAGGACCGGCTCGAGGCGCTGCTGCTGCACGTTCGATCGCAGGCTCAGAGCGGCGCGCCGGTATCGCCTTACATTCTCAAGGAACTCGACAGCATCGTAACGGCTGGCCGCGTGGAGCCGGCGCCTGCGGCCTGATGGCTGACACCGCCCCTTCGTCCAACAACCGCACGGTCGTCTATCGCGGCCGTGCCGAGCGGGAGCGCCCTCGGATGTCAGGCTTTGCGGCATCGCCGTTGCGGCAGTCGAACGGCGCAGGTGGAGACGGTCAAATGCCATGGTCTGGAAAGAGTTTTGCCGCCAAGCACAACAAGAAGCTGTCCGGCACCGGCGCGGCGAAGGCTGCGGAACAGGCCAATGCGATATTAAGAAGCGGTGCAGATGAAGGGGTGGCTATTGCGGTCGCAAATAAACGCGCTAATATGATGCGTAAGCGCGGCAATATCTCCGGGCGAGCTGCGTCGAGCACTGGGCTTGATCGCGACCGGGATGTGGATGCCGCTACGGCATGAGGAACGGATATCACATGAACGAATTCAGCCAAGACTACGAGCCGGATGTGGCTGTCGAGCCGACCAAGAAGCGCCGCGGCTGGCCTAAGGGTCAGAAGCGCGGGCCGCGGAAGGCGAAGGCTGAAGCGATGTATGGCAAAGCAGTGGTAAAGAAATGGGCTACTGCTGGACAGAAAAATAGCGCATCACTTCCCAACGGCGCCGAGCAACCCAAGACGTTGACACAACTCATGTTCAACGTCGACCGCGCGACGGCGCTCGTCCTCAGAGCCATGAGCAACGCGATGTCAGATGAGGAAAAAGCCTTTTGGTCGGATTGGACGACGGAGGAATTTGACCGCCTGAAAAGCATCCAAAAGGAAATGGTGAGAAATTGGTTGGCAGCGGGAGCACCGCATAAAGCATCCAAAAGGAAATGGTGAGAAATTAGCCCAGCGCATGGATGCTGTGGATGACGCGCCATGAACGCGCACTCTGGCATCCCGCTATCAGGCGACATCGCGCTTGATCTGCACCTACAGCCGAAGCAGTGGGTGGCGTTTGATACTCCCGCTACAGAGGTATTATTCGGCGGTGCAGCCTTTGGTGGCAAGAGCCATCTTATGCGCGTGGCTGCGATTCTGTGGTGCAGTGAAATAGCTGGATTACAGGTTTATTTGTTCCGCCGCATCCGTGATGATCTCGTTAAAAATCATATGGAAGGTCCTAAGGGGTTTAGGGCGCTGCTGGCGCCGTGGACATCTACTGGAATATGCAGGATTGTTGAGAACGAAATACGGTTCTGGAATGGAAGCAAGGTTTATCTGTGTCATTGTGAGCACGAGACAGATATATACAAATACCAAGGAGTAGAAGCGCACGTTTTATTAATCGATGAACTTACACATTGGACTGAATCTATGTACCGTTTCTTGAGAAATCGTGTGCGCATGGTCGGAATTACTTTGCCGAAGCAGTATGAGGGCCGGTTCCCGCGGATTCTATGCGGGGCTAATCCTGGCAACATCGGCCACCTATGGGTCAAGCGGACGTTTATTGAAGGTGATCAGCCGCTGAAGATCAGGTTGATGCCGGCGTCCGAGGGCGGGATGCTGCGGCAGCTCATCCCGGCTCGGCTCGAGGACAACGAGATAGGGGTTCACGATGATCCAGAATATGAGGCGCGTTTGGAAGGCCTTGGCTCGGCGACGCTCGTTGCCGCCATGCGATGGGGAGACTGGGATGTCGTCGAGGGCGCCTTCTTTGACTGTTGGCAGCACCGCAAGCACGTTATCGCGCCGTTCGCTGTTCCAAAGGATTGGGTGCGCTTTCGCAGCGCTGACTGGGGCTCGGCTAGTCCCGGAAGCGTTGGCTGGTGGGCCGTCGTCCAGGACGATTACAAATTGTTTGACGGCGACGGTGGAATTGCCATTGATGAAGTGCTCACTGACGGAGGAGGAATTCGACGAGGCGATGAAAAATTGGCGCCCGGCCATAACGTACTGGGAACCCGACTGCTCCCCCGCGGTGCCCTCGTCCGCTACCGCGAGGACTACATCGCCAGCGGCCCAGGAAAGGGCCTAAAGCTGACGGCAGAGCAGGTAGCAGATCGGATTATCGAACGCGAGAAGGACGATCCACGACTTGCGTACGCGGTCCTGGACCCGAGCACGTTCAAGGAGGATGGTGGACCGTCGATTGCGGAGCGGATTAATACGAAGCTCGTCAAGGCCAAGCTGCCGGCGTTTCGCAAGGCGGATAATGCCAGGGTGACGAAGATCGCTGGGCATGGCAGCGGGCCGATGAGCGGCTGGGACATTGTGAGGCAGAGGATGATCGGGACGGGAACGGCGGACGATCCGCATCCGACGATCTTCTGGTTTTCTACGTGCTTGAATTCGATCCGCACCATTCCCGCACTGCAGCATGACCCGGCACAGCCCGAAGATATTGAAAAGTCGGCCGAGGATCACTGCTTTAGTAGCGATACGCTTGTCAGGACTTCGGAAGGGCTGTATTCTTTCGCTGAACTGATGGGGAAAACCGGTCTTGTGCGATCTCATGATGGCGAATGGCACCGGTTCCGATCAGTCAGGCTCATTAAGCACGATCAAGAGATGGTGCGCCTGAATTTCAGCGATGGGGCAGAGATACGATGTACATCAGACCATCAATTTCTGACGGCGAGGGGGTGGATGGCGGCGAGCAATCTTCTGGGATCAGCGATCCTGTCGTTATCACAAACACAGCCCAAGAATTTGACGGCAAGAGATATTATTTCTGTGGAGGCCGCTACTATCGAGGACCGGGCGGCCTCCTTCATCGCCTTGTTTGGATTGCCAACAATGGCGCAATCCCGAAGGGGTGGCATGTCCATCACAAAGATCGTAACCGCCACAACAATGCAATTGCAAATCTTGACTGCATGTCTTCGAACGCTCATCAATCCGGCGAGCATGGGGCCGAAACTGGCGCTAGAGGGCGTATCTATATCGAGTGCGCTCGCGAGGCTGCTCGTGAGTGGCACGGATCTCCGGAAGGAATTGCTTGGCATCGCGAGCATTATGAGAAGCATTGCGCCGCCGCTATCCACGTTAAAGAGCAAAAAATATGCGAAGCCTGCAACGCAACATTTAATGGACGACCAGGGGACAGCAATAGATTTTGCTCGAATGCCTGCAAGTCGCGATGGCGCAGAGCATCTGGAGTGGATGATGAGAAGCGCATTTGTGCTGAATGCGGAGAAAGCTTCGTTACCAATAAATATAGCAAACAGAAGCGTTGCTCCTACCGCTGCAGTGGCATCAACAGCGCTCGCACTAGGACCGATCTGTTCTGGCGTGAACGAAACAAGTCGCGCTGATGTTTACTGTTTTACGGTTCCAGACACGGGCAACTTTGAGATGGCTAACGGGATGATCGCTGCCCAATGCGCAGATGATGCCCGCTACGCCTGCTTGTCCCGCCCATGGCTCAAGACCAAGCTTGCGCCCGAGCCTGTGAAGGACGCCTATCGGCCTCCGGGTGAAGAGATACCGTCTTCGAACTTCAAGGTGCTCTGATGCCAAAGCGCGATTGGGAAGCGATTGGTCGCCGCCATGGCGAGTGGCTTGGCAAATGGTTCTTTTGGTGCTGCCCCGCTTTCTATGTTGAGGCATGGAAATCGATCAAACGTGAATTCTCGCGATGAAGCCCAAGACGCTCCCTCCCGACGCCAACCTTCTCGGCCTCGCCCGCGCTATCAATGCACGCCTGCCGCCGAGCGCCGCGGTTAACTTCTACCGCATCCAGCACGAGGACGGCCGGGAGCAAGTTGGCATCGTCTATCAGTCGGGCTTGCGGCGTGCTATTGTGTTGACGCACTCCGGTCTGGGCGATGGCGACGCTGACGAGATCGTGATGGCGGTAAACGAGTGGGCTGAGCGGCAGAGCCAGGAATCGCGATGGACGACGGACCCGAAAGAGGCGGCCTGAGGCTGATGGGCATCGTCGCTACGGCGATCTTCACATGCCGTTGGCGGTGATCCATGGCCAATGATCGCAAATGCAAGAACTGTGGCCACTCCATCGATCCGCGTCGCACGCTCAATGCGCTGTATTGTTCGAGTGTGTGCCGTGAGGCGTTCAACAACAAGAAGCCCAGGAAGAAGGCGAGGAAGGCGGCATGAGCGAGCGCGGCATCATTGCCACCAGTCCGATTTACGATGATGAATTGCGGCAAGCGGTCTTTGCCTTGGTGAAGGACTGGCAGAAGGGTTCGGCGATTGTCTGTTTGAGTGTAATTGCGGCTCCGGGCGGCTTACACTCTGGATGTGAGACAGAGGATGCTGAGCAGTTGGCAAGGGATGTTTCTGATTGGATGAAAAATAATGGCCATTCTGATGATTTAGCTGATCTTGAGATTTACTGCATTCCCGACAGTGGTGAATCGGTTGTTTATTTTGTTTCTTCTTCAGGAGTTAAGATGAGAGTGTTTTCTTCTTTCGTGACTACTGTCAAGGATTGGAGAAAATCGGCATGAAGAACTGCATCCGCATGACTGTGCCGCTGTTCATTCGCCTGCTGGAATATGCTCGCGAGGACGCGAAGTCAGACTTGCCTCTGCACGACGTCGCCGAGCGCGCGATGCGGGCGAGCGAAATCCTCGATATGGACGACTATGAGGGACTGGTCGGGAAAGCTGGGAAAGCTGACCGTGACGACAAGCCGCTGACGAAGCCTCGTCCGAAGGTTGATCGGATCGCGAAGGACTATGTGGGTTGATATGCCCTACAACACTCGGACGATCCAACTCATCCGCCACGGGGCGACCAGCCTCAACAACGATGACGTGTCAGTTGACCGCATCCGCGGCTGGAAGGACGTTCCGCTGTCTGATGACGGCCGCAAGGAAGCGTACCGCATCGCCGAGAAGATGGCGCATCGCAAGCCCGACGTGATTGTGACCTCGGATCTCAAGCGGGCGCATGACACGGCTGAGATCATCGCCAAGGAGCTCGGGATGAAGGTGGCTCTTGTGACGAAGGGATTTCGTCCGTGGAATGTAGGCACTTGGTCCGGTGTGGTGACCTCGAAGGCTATCCCTGTGCTGTGCGAATATGCGGAGCATAAGCCCGACAAGGCATTGCCCGAGGGTGAGAGTTTCAACACATTTCGCCTGCGGTTTTTCTCCGAATTGCTGCATGTGCTAGAGAAATATCCCGGCAAGATCGCCGTCGTGACTCACCACCGCGGCGAGCGTCTGATGAAGGCATGGGCTGGGACGGAGAATGCTTCCGATGGCTCATGCAAGATGGCGGAGTTCAACAAGAAGGGCGAGCACACTGGATCGCTTGAGGATATCTCCATCCCGCAGGGGCGGCTGGCGAGCGCCGTGAAGGCGCTGGGCGGAAAGGGAGAGCACAAGGCCGGCGGCTTGGCTGCCGTGTTGGCGTATCCATGAACCACAGAGAACGCGAAACAATAAACGCAGTGAAACTGTTGGGATTATGGAGCCCTGTTGGTCGCCATTTCATGCGCACTACGTCGGGCTGCACACTTGCGTTCCAGCTTGGCGAGATGCACGAGGTGTCGTTCAGGTCGATCATACTGCGCACCGGGCTGCGGTTCGGGTTCATCCAGACGACGGGGAATGCATAATGACAGCGCACAAAGCCAAGACTATCACGGTATCTAATGTGATCGACGCCGCATGGCGCAATTTGCTCGAGCAGAACGTCCCGCCAGAGACGCATCCTGATCTTGTGAAGACGTTCAAGCGGTTCTTCTACGCCGGCGCCAAGACGTCGCTCGATAGCCTTGTCTACTCGGATGTATTGGACGAGGATCATCCCGACACGGCGACGCCGGAAGACATCAACCGCATTGATGCGATGATGCACGAGGTGCAGGCTTTCTTTGTCGAAGTGGCATCGGGGCGGCAATGAGCGAACGTGATCTGACTTTGAATGATGACGATCTTGCCGGCATGGCGCGCCGCATTGCCGATTACGCGAGAAGCGCTCTAGAGGCGAAAG